ACTTCTTATAATACTAAAGGAGGTGTTCACACATTAGGTGGTACACCATTAAGAAAAAATTATGCTGGTAAAGGTTTTACTTATGACACAAAAAGAGATGCTTTTATCCCACCTAAACCTTATCCAAGCTGGACATTAAATGAAGATACTTGTTTATGGGAACCTCCAATAGCTCATCCAAATGGTAAAGCAAGAAAATGGAACGAAAATAATCAATCTTGGGACGAGATAGAGTAATAAAATGCTTAAAAAAAATTTACACCAAAAGAATTAAACAAGGAGTATAAATGGAAAAAATAAAATCAATAGCTAAATGGGTACAAGATAGAACAGGACTTTGTGATCCTTGTATGAAAAAAGTTATTATTGTTGGTATAGTATCTGCTATTATATCAGCTTGGATATTCTAAACTAACTTACCTATCCAATTACCTTTATTATTTAATACCATAGGCATTAGTCTAGGTATGCCTTCTACTATCATACCACATCCTAATATAAATCTAGTTTTAAAATTCTTTGCATAAGAAAAGGCCATACTTTTTTGATTGATAAGACATCCTACATTCATACCAAAGAATAAGTTATCGGGATTAGCCCAATAAGATATTACAAATTTAGTATGGTAATGACCTTGTACTGCTGACATACCCATTGTTTGAGATACTTTTAAAATATCTGCTGATCTTCCGTGTGTAAAGAAACATCTTTGTTTATTAGACATTGTAAGAGTTAGATCATCTACCCATTTCCATTTTTTAGTACCAAGAAAATCACCATAACCTTTAAGAAATTCTTTACTCATTCCATATTTTAATGCTCTTCTAAATACTAAACTACTATGGTTTGAATCTACTTCTGTAACTTCTGGGAATAAAGATTCTAATTCTTTAATATAAATTCTTGATTGTTTTAATTCATCACCAGCAGAATATAAGTCTGGGTTGTGATCGTGCATAGATATAGCATGGAAATCAAGTAGATCGCCAATATTAACCACGAAGTCTGGCTTATATAATTTCTTAATTTCTCGTAAGAAAGCAAAGCTATCTTTATGATGATATGGTATATGTAAATCACTTATTACTAAAATCCTTTTGTACACATCAATTTCCTTCTTTACATTCTTCCAAATGTTTTAACTTTTCTTTTGGATCAATGTAAGTTACAATTCCCTTGTCTATATGTACATCACGGACAATAGGAATCTCTTTGTCTAGTTTATTGTAGTTTATTATTATTTCTTCAAATACTAACATACCATTGTAGAGTGTATAGCAAAGTTAATTAACTTTTGCAACTTCTCATAATGGCTGAAAGACTTTCTGCTCGTTTTGGAGTTTGTTTAGCCCAACGGCTATCCATCATTTGAAAAGAGGCTTCTCCGTAATCACCTTTAGATAATGCTTCCCACATCATTTTAAATTTAGAAACACCACCAATTCCTAATTGGAAAACCATCTCAATTATGACACATTTAGCATCATCAACTAATTCAATATCACCAATTAAAGAAAAAGCATTCTTTTTAGCCTCTTCAAAATCTGTATCAAAAACATATTCTAATTGTTCTTTTGTATATTCTTTGCCTTCTTCCCATTGTTCACCTTCTTTTACAAGGTGGCCAAATCCGATTGTGGCAAATCCTAGACTATCTTTATATATTCTAGGTACAAAACCTTCATGTTCTTTAATTCGTTCTTTTAATTCTTCGTACATACTATTTAGGCTTTTTCATAATATCAGCCCCTTTAAGACCATATATAGCCGAAACTACACCAATAAACAAGGCTTGATACCAAAAAGGCATATTATTAAATTGTGTAAAAAACTTATCTACTTTTTCCATTATAGCAGGATCATCACTAAATATTGACCAAATTAAGATCATCACGGGAGCCGAAACTAAAAGCAAAACGAACTCGTCTTTCCATCCCTGTTGATTATTAGTCATAACGGCTTGTTTATATTCTAACTCACCATTTGCCATTCTTTCCATATGCTTCATTTCAGCAACACTTTCTAATCTTTTAGTGTTCTGTTTGTTTTTCATTATTTCCATACCTAATTTAATTCCGCTAGGTAGAAGTTTTGTTAAAATTCCAATCATATTTTTATTATCCTTTAAGTATCTTTATAGCAGTTAATATAATAGCTACAATAGAACCTACCACAAAAACCGCTTTTATTCCACCCTTACCCATTGATACTTGATGTTTTAAATCCTCTATATCTTTGCTATTTTTAGCTAAATCTTTGTGTATTTCTGATAATTGGTAGGAAATTACCCCCAAACTATCCTTTGTACTAGGGGTTTTATGTGTTGATCTTTTCTTCTTCATTAATTACTTTTTCCTCACACCAAAATCTGATTAAAGGTTTAGATTTCATGGATTGATCGTCTAATTCACTAATGAATTTTGATCCTTGTTCATATCCTTGAAGAATACATGATTTGTAGTCATCATATATAAAATCAGCATTGGTCAATGGGCTAAAGCATACACCCGTTGCACCATAGCATAATTGTATAACTAATATGAATTTAAGCATAGTACAGATTATATACTATGTTCTTGGTTTGTTCTATTTAATATTTAGATTTTTAAGTATTCGTTTTAACTTTTCAAGATAGACTATTTTGTCCCATGCCTCTTCTTGTGCGTCTTCTATCCATTGATCTACGGGTTTATCCGCCTCAACCATAGTCTTGCCATGAGTAGCAATACCGATTTCTGATCGTTTTGCGTACCTATGAAGCAAGTCCATGATTAAAGTATCTTTAGTATAAGCAAATGGTCTAACTACATTATCTTTTTTTTTAGCCATTAGAAATTAACTTTCATAAAATGAGAACAAAATTGATTTACATTACAATAATGATTGCACCTTGTATCTTCACCTAATCGTTCAACAATACTACAACCCTTACCTTCAACCATATTTTGAGATTTAAGAAAGTCCAATGCTAATTCTCTTGTATCAAATAATCGCCAAGCAGATTTACGACCCGATTTCATAACGGCAAATTGGTCTTCTTTTCGCCACCTTTCAGTAGCAGTACACATAGGCAATTCTGATACCTTTTCAGCATTTTGGTGTATTCTTATTCGTTCCTTAATATAGTTTTCTTGTTCATCATAAGTCCACCTACGAATAGGCACCATAACTACTTGTTTTCTTGGGTAGTTATCAGATTTCATTGTTTGTAATTTAGACCAATCTCTTAATATAGCCATAACAGATAATCGTTTTACTTTTATTTCAGTTTTGTAATTGACTAACTCTTTTGGATTTTTACTACATAAGAAGTCTAATACATTAAGTTGGTTTTCCCATTCGGGTTTTCCTTTACTTAAAGCAGAAACAACCGACCAAGCAGATGTACATTTAAAATCAATCAAATGACCTTCTCTATTAAGTAAATCAAACTGACCACTTAAAGTCCAACCATTAGTAATTTTATCATCTTTATAGAATAATCTTTTTTCGGCTATCTCTTTACGAGTTTTAGATCGTTCAATGATATGATGAACTGATTGTCCTAATAAAGAGAATACTCTATCGGAAATATCCTCTTCAATTAAATCCCAATTCCTCTTTTGCAATACTCTAATACGAGGCGGTGCTATCAATCTTGTTGTTGATATATCTGACCCGCTACTATCGTATGGGTCATTAATCACCGCCCTCTCTATTGCTTTAGGGAGATTTGACGCATTAGTGTATTTCATTAAAATGGTACTTTCCCAAGATCATTACCATTACCTTCATCACCAAGATCGCTAGTATCAATTCCGTCTAACTCTTTAGAACGCAATATCATTTTTCTGATACCTTCCGATAGTTTGTTAAATTGCTCTCTTTGGCCTTTTTGAAAGTCATCTATGCTAAATGATATGCTTTCGTGGTATTGTTCATGTATCTTTGTATCTTTGCCTAAAGGCATAACACTAGATATTTTCTCTTTACCACTATCATTGTGCATAACATTGATTTGACAAGGAATACCAATTAATTTGGTAATATCAAATCCTTGTTTTTCTTGTTCAGTAAAAGGTCTTCCTCGCCAAGACACTAAATCCATACCTAAATTGGATTTTTCGTGTAAAGACAAAGTATAGAACTTACTGATTGTCATAGGTACATCATTTGATATTTGATCGGGAACTTCCCATATAATCAGCACTTGCCGTTTATATGTTATGTTTCCGCCATAATCGTTTCTTTGTGTTCCAAGATCAATAACTCGGACACATCTAGCATTATGGACACCTGTTGGGACTTTTGGGAACTCATTTGTTCCCTGTGTTGCTACAATAGTTGTCATTTTACCTCGCTTTTTTCACTATTTATTATTAACTTTTATTAATATAATACTTGATTTATGTTAAGTCAAGGTATATATTTTACTTGTAGTTAATATGACATTAAATTTTGCAAAAATAATTAACTACTAAAAAGAAAGGTAATATGGCAACAATTTTAGATGAATTGATTGATGAACTTTCGGCCAAAGAAAAAAGGATAGCCAAAGAGGTCATTAATATTGATCGTTCTAGTGTTATTCCAGATCATTATAAGAAAGCAGAAGCAATATTACAAATGGCAGATGAAGGAATTAAAACTAGAGAAAGAGCAAGATATTTGCTCGGATTAAAGCATGAAATAGAGGGGGAAAATGGCTAATTCATATAAACTTGCCCTAGAACGCAAAAGAGAGGTAGTGAATACATATGGGGGTAAAAAACTCTCAAAAATGTTAGGGATTTCACATCCCGCAGTATCTAAATGGAAGGTTATTCCACCATTTAGAGCATATCAGATTGCAAAACTTGGTGATTTTGATATAGAGTATATAAGACCCGATTTGAGATTAGATATAATACACAAATAGGTCTAAAAAATAGAGGCGAGGTTTTTTTCTTCTCTTTAGGTTTTGTTTTCCTCGCCTTTATTCCTTATATTTTACAACACTTTTATAGCACCGCCATGTTTTTGCTATCGTTTTGCTAATGGCAAAATATAGCCCTTCACCTTCACCTTCAACTACAACTACACCTACAACTACATACAAGATAGTAGAAATAGATAATCCCCTTGACTTATAATTTCAAATCGTTTAATTTACATAAGTTAATAGCAAATATGAAAATTAGAGAGGAAAAAATGACGGAACAATGGACTAATTTTGCTGATATTTTTGAAAAAGAAATAAAACAAAAAATATATCAGTTAGATTTATTTATACAAACTTCAAAATCGGGTCAAACTTTTGAATATTACAAAGGTTTTTTAGCAAAAGATAGTGAAACAACTTTAGGTAAAGAGGTAAAAAAACTAGGTGCTTATGCTAGAAGACTTTGTGATAGGAAAATAATTGATTTAGTACAAAAAAGAATTGCACCCGAAGAATATATTTATATGGCGGTGAAAAGGTGAGAAAATCAGAAAAGGAAGAACAAAGTCCCGCATTTCAATTTTATGCGGGTGATTGGATAAGCGACCCAAACAGATTAAAAATGTCTTTAGATGAACAAGGGGCATATGTTTTATTATATTGTCATTGTTGGCGAGGTAAGAGCATAGAATTTGATTGGGAAATA